TGGGCGAACGTCCACCCCCTCAAAGTAGTCTCCACCGCAGCTCTCCCTGAAAGGACCAGTCGAGAAGGTTTTCTTCTCATTCGGTGTAAATCCAAGGTATCGCAAGACAGCTAAAGCACCTTCAGTGCAGGCTGTTGGTATGAGGATATCATCACCAAAAACCCACACGTTCCTCCCAGGTAAGGGATGAACACCGGACGCCTCCATGCATGCCATCGAAATGGCTAGAAAGAGAACAGTCTCAAGCTCAAAGGTGTAACCGTTTCCCATGCTGCTGAATTTCTCCAGCAACACCCAATTGTTATTCACAAGGGTGTATGGTGATCTCAAAGTTGATAAAACTTCGAACCACCCGGCAGGGAGTAGTAACTCGACCAGAGTTCTACTGACGGTATCGCTGGCATTTGAGAGATCTATAGTCGCAAAATGGCCCTTGATAGAGGCCTCACAAGCAACCCGCTTGTGAATAGTTTGCGCATTCAGCAGGTCAAGACCTGCGCGGAACAACCTTTGCTTCATCAACTTTCCATAGGAGAGTTGGTAGAAGAGGTTGACGGAGGGTTCGATGCATATGCCTCGATCCTTCTCGCAGTCCTTAGGAACCGTTGTGAAACGATTTCCGCGGACAAATTCCGGATCTCTTCCAAGACTGGCACAAGCTTTCGCCCATGCAGTACCGGTCCATGGAAACATGAACCAGGCAGCCTCGGAGGTCAATGTGGGACGAGAAGACATCTTATCGGGAACGGTAACTAACTGTCCCCTATCGCCATAAGTCGCACCAGGCCCAAAGCGACCATCCAGAAGATCTGGACAGGGCCCTAGGAGACGCGCTACGATCTTTCGAATCCGCAAGATGAACTTGTAGATCCCCTCATCCTCGGCGGCATAAGCCTGACCGTAGAGATAAGGTCGTAGTCTGTCATTAGTACGGAAGCACTGTCGCTCGCTAAGCCAGAAGTTATCTATAGCCTTGGCCTTTCGGTCGAAGCTAGTAGGCAAATCCTGGCATTTGCGAAGGATGCTGGCACATTGGTTATCACGCCAAAATGCTTCAGCATTGCTGTAATGCTTCGGGTCGATTCGCATAGAAGCGAGATCGTCCCAACACCCGTGTTTGATACGGAGGTAAACTCCGAGAGACACCGGGGTGGCGAAGTCTTCGCACATAGCGAAGACTGCTCTCTCCACGTCACGTGGTAGGGAGTAGTGAGTCATGGAATGGTCCTACGAGTGTCAGGTAGGACTGTAACCGGACTTGAACGAGTCCTTGACCAGAGTGGTCACGAACAAGTTCATAGCCTGGCTGACGGCTTCATTAATATCCGTGACGGCCATCCCCAAAGGGATGACGCCCGTGATGCCAATGATGGCTTTGTCAGCCACGGTTACTTTTCCATCAGTGCCGGTGACCGTGGTGGGGTACATAAGCTGCCCTTCCATGCGACGCGCCGTGCCGGACCCGTTGGAACGGGACGACAGGGTAAGCGTCGGACGGTGAGAGATAGCAGTACCCACACTTTGGTTACGCCAAAGCGCCGGGTTCTTGTCACCCGAAGAAGGCACTTCCGCCGTGTAAGTCACGTCGGTAACTCCGTCATTTTTCTTGACAGTCAGATTTGCGATACTGGGCATTGTAGCTCCGGTAAAGT